GATGAATTTATGCTGCACAATGAGCATATTGGGGCCAACTGTGGCATAACAGAAATGTCCGTTCCCATTTTCAAACAACAAGATGTGTATGCCGTTTGTAAGGATTTAGAAGGTAATAGCGTAACCATGAGTATTTATGAAATGCCCCCTTATGATACTACTAGAATAAAAATCGAGACCTTAGACGAAATGACTGAAGATGATTATTCGGGTGCTCGGCCTGAGCTGGCTTACTGGATTCATGCCAAAGATTTGTATGTACCTAGTCCCCATTCCGGGCTTTGGACAGTCGCCATGCGGTGCGGCAAATCTCTTCCTGATTATGGGGGAGAGTTGGACAATCAATTTTCAAAGTTCTGTGACTACGTGCTTGACAAATGGAATCTTCAATATGATCCTACGTACTGGAACATCTCTGATCTATCCTTAGAGGAATTTCAAAAGACCATTGAAAATATGCCTGGCCCTCAAGCGCGGAAGCGTCTAGAAGCTTTTCTGAGGTATCAAGCTGGAGGGGCCAAGGACAATGCCTCCACTATGACTTTCTTTCCGAAAACAGATGAGTCTTTGTTTGCAAATTTGGCAGGGCACGATGACACTATTGAGCCTTTGGACCCTTCCGCTCTTTTGAATGATGCGGGCAAACCGCGTTCCATTTTTAATGCTTCTGATTGGACGTTTGCTAGTACCCAACCTTCTCTAATGGCCGCTAAGAAGGAGGTGAAGAAAGTGGATGATGTTGGAGTGCAAATGGGTGATTATGTTGTTGAAATGCCGCAAGAACTTGTTTTTCATCATGAAGGAATGACCTATTATCTGCGCTATATGGCCGACACTACAGATGTGCAGGATGCAGCCTTCATGACACGTGCTTGGAATGGACAAAAGAATGAGGTGTTTATAGCTGTGGGTGGGGACGATAACACAACTGTTTTGTATTGGGGAGGTCATCGCTATGAACTGGAAGGAGATCTAAGCATGTGTGATCAAAGTATGAGAGGACTATTTCGCGATATTTTTGGAGTGGCTCTTAGGAGGATGGGAATGCCTGAGGAAATTCTTACTGCTATTTTACGCACCTATGATGAACCTGCTTGTTACTATGTTCGCCAACCCGGTGGGCGCCTGTTGAAAACAACGATTCAGTTTTTGGAACCGCAATTGAAAACTGGAGTCGCACACACTTCCTTTAGCAACACTTTCATCGTTGGATTGCTTATTTTGTTTGGTTTGCAACGTTGGTTCAGCACTACTCTTACAGACCCTGATCATGTTTGTCGGTTTTTAGTCAATACTTGG